TAAGACTTTACCAATTTTTCTACGCTCTTTACCAGCTTTATTTGTGTGGGTCTTTTTACCACAAACAACTTTCTTGCCATCTATTTCAATTTCAGTTCCTTCTGGATAAAACTCTAAGCAGTTTTCATAAGTTGTATTGAATACCATGCTTGCAATGATGGCATAAGCATCTTTGCCTTCTGCATAAGCTTTCAATAGTGTTTCATCTTGGCTTAAGTATGCAGCTAATCTTAGCTCCTGTCCTGAATAGTCTGAACCTACTATCTTTCTACCTTTTGGTGCTCTAAATAGTGTTCTGATTTCAGGATTGTGTGATGGAATATTTTGGCTGTTAATTGAGTTCATTTCAACCGGGTTATCAGTCTCATCTAAAAATCTAAACTTACCACCTGAAGCAAAACGACCTGTATCAGTTCCTGTGCTGTTTAGTCTGTATCTAATACGACCATCTGGCCAGTGCTTAGCCAAAGCTGGAATAACATCAATATAAGTTGTAATTAGCTTTACAATACCACGTCTTACTAACAAAGCTTTACATAGATTATGTGCAGCTGGAATAGCTTGCTTATAAAGCTCAATTAGCTTGTCTCTGTCTGGTAAGAATTGCTTAACCTTAGCTTTTGTATAGAACTCAAAGCCTGGCATATTCTCTTGCTCTTTCTTTTCTTTGGCTTGTTCCTCAGCTTGCTTCTTTGCTGATTCTTCCATAGACAAGAAAGTATCTACTGTTGCTTCAGCTATTTCGTCTAAGTCTTCTAAGTCAGCTACTAAAGCATCATCTAAGAACTTAATTTCATCTTCACCTGTAGCTCTTGGATTTCTTGGGTCAGCTGGCTGTCTAAATAATATATCATAAAATAATATTGCAAGTTGTGTTGGCGAAGCTAAGTTGATCGGGTCTTCAAGTTGTGAAATCATTGGCTTACCTAACTTATATTTTCTTCCCTTTTCATCTTGGAAAGTATAAGTTTCTTCAGCTTTTTGTAATGACATCTTAGATTTTGAAGACTGATATATTCTTGCTCTGCTATTTGCATAATAAGATAATCGCCAAACAGAAATTAAGTCTTTTAAGTTGCCTAATTCTTGTGTTATTTGTGTATCAAGCTCTGTTAATTGCTTGTCATATTTAATCTTTAATCTTTCGCCTTCTTCTTGGTCAATATCAACACCGTATAGCTCTGTTTCAGCAGTAACTTCAACTGATGGAATCTCGATTTGCTCCATTAGCTTTAATTGTATTGCATTTTCTGGCTTATTGAAATACTCCATCTCCCATTCATAAACCTTATAAGTCATAAGTGAGTCTGTAGCAGCATACAAAGCAAATATGTCAGGGTCAACATATCTGTAAGGTGTGCCTTCAAATAAAGCATCAATACTATATTTTGTTTGTGTTGGATCAATATAAGTTGTATAAATATATTTTAAGCTAACCTTTTTATCAGCAAAAACATTCTCATCTATGATTCTGGCTGCTACTAATGTGTCCCAAGTTGGAGCTAATTGTAGGCCGCATGTGCACTTCAAAACCTCATAATCGAACTTTCCGTTATGCATTATGATATTAGGTTTATTTGGAGCTATAATGAGACGAGAAAGCTGTTCTTTAACATCTTTTTCAGTTAGCTGATAAGAAAGTCTTTCATTTGTATCTACATTTGTATGATTTATAGGCACATATATCTGCTTCTTTCCTGGCACATATAAACATAAGCCCATAATTTGGCAAGTATAAGCATCAGTGCTATTATTTGTTTCAGTGTCGACTGCTATGCAGCCTGCTTCTAAAGCAGCATCTATATAAGCTCTAAACTCATCTATGTTTGTGACAACCTTAATATTAAGCTTTTGTCTGCCTAATACTCTTAAAACATTTTCACTGATAAAACTCAATCTCTCTTGAAGTGTAATACTTTTAGATTTTAATACTTTCTTAGCATCAACTTCAGAAAGCTCACCTTCAGCACGCTTTAATATGTCCTTTATATCAGGTTTTTCTAATGTGATCTCAAACTCTTCGCCAAATAGTCCTGGCATTTATTACCTCATCTTAAAACAGTATTCATAATAATATACAATATAAAAAAGAATAAATTGCCATTTTTCATACAATTTATTCTTCGAACTTTGAATTATATTAATTTTATTACAAGCCAATATTAAAAGTTAAACTTAGGTGCTGGTCTCTCAAATGTTCTTTGAGGTGCATCTGCTGTTGGTTGTGCTGCTGGTTGAGCTGGTGCCTCCTTAGCTAACAAAGCTTCTGCTTGAGCTAATACTCCACCAACTTCTGGTTCAGCTTCAACCTTTGGCATTGCAGGTTGAGCATATTCATCAGCCATAAATGGAGGTTGTGATGCTGGTTCTTCCTTAGCTGCAGGTGCTTCTATCTTTTCAGCCTTCTTGAAAGCTGGGAATTCGCCTGTTTCTAAGAAAGTAGCAATTTCTTCCTCTGTCTTTACCCAATAGTCATGCTTAGCTGGATCATAGTTTTCAAAAGCACTGAAATCTGCTGGCACATTATAATTAGCTGCCATTCTTTCTGGAATGTAGTCAATAGTATATGTAACTTTTGTGCCTGGGTCCTTGCCACCAATACGGCTTACTGTAAATAAGCTTTCTCTTAAATCACCATATTGTGTAAGCTTTGTGTTAATTTCTTGTGATCCATAAAAGGCATTCTTTTGCCAAATAGCTGGTTGTGGGTCGCTATATGTTCCTGTGCCCTTATCTAAATAAGAAACGATAACTGGAATGAATACTTGGTTTTGAGCCTTACCAACGTCCTTTGCACCAGCCTTATTAGCTCTACATAATGGGCACTTGTCTTCAAAAGAATCAATAGCATTAAAACAGCTAATTGTCTTCCAACCCTTGTTGTCCTTAATTGTATGAACCTTAGCAAATTTTAACTCATCAATTTTGCTAACATTAAATCTTACGACAGCTGAATCGCCATCGTTTGATAACTTGAAGAAACCAATCTTAGGTCCAGTGCTCTTTGCTTGACCTTTAGGTTGACTGTTTTGCTTCATTAAATCTGCATAATTAAAACTACTCATAAATTATAAAATCTCCTTCGCTTTTCTGCGTTTCATTATATTATACATTGTCATTTACAAATTTTATCAAATTATTTTCAATTTGTGGTAAATTATATTGCTTTATTAACTGTTCCCACTCTGAATCTGACAAATCATTTACGTCTTTTTTACCATTAGGCATATATACATCTACTATTATTATATGCTTTCCAAGCTTTTTCTTTAATTTATTTCTAAAGATTTCACCATACTGGTCATTATCAAAAGCTGCATATAAAATATTTATGCCTGATTTATTCAAATCTTCTATTTGCTCATCAGCTATACTTCCTAAAGTTGCTATCGTTGGCACATTATGGCACCAACCTGTCAAGCAGTCAATAGGTCCTTCAGCTATCATAGCACGCTTTAAGTTATTTTTAATAATTATATTTAGATTATATACCTCTCTTCGTGCATCTTTTGGCATAAAGAAACTCTTATAGTCTATAGATCTCTTAGCAAATAATACTAAATCACCTTTAATATTATATACGGGAAAAATAACTTTTCTTTCTTTTGGGTCATACTTAACATTAAACTCTTCACAGACTGTTCTGTTAATCTTTCTTTGAGCTAAATATTGACAGTAAGAAGTATAATCATCTAATATAGATTCGTCTATTTTAATACCTGTATTCTTTTTTCCTAATTGAATAGGGTCTCCGAGCTTAATACTTGTAGTTAATACCTTGCCATATCTTCTGATTAGCCAATCTTTTGCAAAGTCATATGAGCTTTCAAAGCAAGCTTGCACAAATTGAGCTAAGTTTCCTGAAGCATCGCAGCTAAAACAATGCCAAGCGCCCGTTTCTGGGTCTATATAACAGCTATTCTTTCTCTCTAAGCCGTTTTTATGCACTGGGCAAGGCACGCTATAACCTGCTGTCTTCATTTCGTGAAAAGCCAACTTGCCATTCGTCAAGTTAGCCTTTAAATCACTTACTATCTTAGATATTTCTTCATCTATATAATAATTATCTACTGTAATCATTAGTTAAATACACTATCTGGGTTTACTATTGTTCCAGAGCTTATTGGTGCATAGCTGTCAGCTAAGTTTTGTTGGTCTTCTGAGCTTGTTACACCATCACCTTCAACTGGAATATAATTAAATCTACCTGTATTGAAATCTGTTGTATACTTAAGCTTATTATGATCGCCACCATCTCTTGCTTTGATGATGTTCAATGTAAGCTCTATTGTATGATTTTCAAAGTCAGGGTTTTTTTGCTCTAATGCAATAATTGTTGTTGCATATCTGCTAATCTTATCTGAGCCTGCAACTTGTGTTGTGTCTTGCTCACCATCTTCATTTTTTGTTCTATTCATTTGACAAACTGAAATGATAGGTATTTGCTTCTCAACTTGTAATTGCTTAATTCTCTTAGCTATTAAACCAACTCTTTCATGCTCAGCCTTTACATAAGCATGCTCTTCAAGTAAGTCATATTGGTCTACAAATAAGATTTCTAAGTTCTCTTTCTCAATAAAAGCTTTTAATGTATCTACTGTTACTTCACCGCCTGGCACATCATTTGGTGTTAATACTTTAATTGGTGCATGAGGTGTAGCTTTTAATGAATCAATATATGCTTTATATCTTTGTTGCACAAATAAATCGCCACGATTAATTGAGCTATTTTGAATATGGCTTATGAAAGTATCAATTCTATAACCTACTTTATCAGCTGTCATTTCACCTTCATATATACCAACTCGTTTACCTTCTAACCAAGCTTCAGCAGCCATCTTTAATAAGACTTGTGTTTTACCTACACCTGTTCTTGCTATGATGACCATATTTTCTTCAAGCATATCAATACCGCCTTCACTTACGCCTGTATTGTTCTTGTCTGTTCGGCTTAGCTTTTGGTCAAGTTCTGGGAAGCCTGTTGAAATATAATATTTGTTTTTCTTAACTGACTTCTCTAAGTATCTATCATAACGACTTGTATCTGTAATTAAGTCTGTGCATTGAATACCAGTCGTTATCTTTGATATTTTTTCAGCACCTTCTCTAAGTATTTGTTCAGCTTTAGCATATTGACCACTTTCAAGTTTACGTTTAGATTCATTATACATTTCAACCATACAGTTTACTTTATAATCTTGAATAAGCTGTTCAACTAAAAAGTTATCTGGCTCTTTAACTTCAACATATGTAAAGTCTGGGAACATACCTAAGAATGTAATTTTATCTGGCACCACTTTATACATTTCATAGTGTTGCTTAATAAACTTATATTCATTTTTTGTATCAGGGAAGAAAGCTTCAGTTAAATTATTATTTGTAATAAGAGATAGGTCTTTCTTATCTAAGATTCTACATAAAGCTTGTACTTGGCTTGTCATTATGCTTGACCTCCCTTATCTTCTGTTTGTAATGTGTATGCAAGTGCTCTCTTATCTTTGCCTTTTAGCTCTACATCTATTGAGAGATTACATATTCTACTGCCTAAACGTTCACCTAAAGCTGCATAAATAGCATCTTTACCTAAGTTTGATGTATAAATATTAGCTTTTCCATCAATAATTCTTGGATCAATGAAGTTTAATAACTGATTAATTTCATATTCTGTGCCCATTTTATTACAAATATCGTCCCAAACTACCAAATCTGCTTCATAAATATGCTCTTTTATATATTTTGCATAGTCATTTGAACTATCAATATTGTCTTTTAGAGCTACCAAAAGCTTTGGCACACTAACAAATAAAGCTCTACAAGCTAAATCTGAGCCTGGCCAAATCTTATTAAAGTATGCTTCTATCATTCTATAGCACCAACTTGACTTACCATTTCCGCAAGTTGATGAATGAATAAATAGATTTCTACCTTCTTTTACAAAGTTTTCTATATCAGCTTCAATACCTGCTAATTGTGTAAACTCATTTAGGTCCGTGCCATCTGCATCAATATGCAAAGTAATATGCTTACGCTTATTCTCAGGAATCAAAGCAGCAGTATAAAGACTATCCATCTTATACTTTCTTAAACAAAACTCTGCTTCGCAATCCTTACCATTGCATATAGATCTTAAATAGCAATCTTTAACTGCCATTATTATTTTGTCTCCTTCTTGTCTGTGCTGCCTTGCCAGCCAGTGCCACGCTTTGTTTTTTCTGTATAAAACTCTTCTGGTGTCATATCAACAATTTCTACTGGGTCTGTTGAAATTAAATGTGGAATAAATTGAACTGCTTTCTTACCAAATTCTAAATGTTGATAATGGTCAGAAGTATTAATTAAATTAATATGCCATTCACCTTGATAAGATGCGTCTATGACTGATGCACCAAAAATAAGTTGCTTCTTTGTTGCAATACCTGATTTATTATTAGCAATTAAAGCTAATTCTGGTCCAAACTTGCTCATAATGCCTGTTGGAATAATAATAGCTTTATGTGGTGCTATTTGAATAGTATCACCTAAAATAAATGATAAACTTTGTGCTCTGCATTCGTCTGCCATCTCTAATTGTTTATTGCGCTCTTCATACTCAGCATAAGTCTCTTTTAGAAATTCTAACTTTTGATCATAGGTCATTTTACCACTTAAACCCATTGCTACATTTTCTGCTATAGATTCATTACTAAATGTATCAACTAACCTAAAGTTTTTAGCACATAAAGCTTTTCTAAACTCTGGTGTATTCTCTGGTATGTAAAAATCTATACCTGCATTTTCATTTACGTCTCTTTCTGGGTTTTTAACATCTCTTGTTTTAATAAATTGCATACTTTGCTCCTTAAATATTCTATTTTATTATACGCTTTATTCTTTATCAATTTGTCAAAAATAAGCTAATTAACCTTAAACTTTCTTAATTAGCCTATATGGGCTTATAACGAGCCCACATCAATATATTATACAATATAAAAAACAAAAAAGCCTGCATTTCTGCAAGCTTTTTCATTATTTTTCTTTTTTGCTATTTAACAATAACTATTGTTCCATCTGGAAGTCTGTATTCGCCGGCTTCTAATGTTCCAACATCAGTATCAGCAGCAATAACCTTAATAGCACTTACTGAAATTGTTAATTCAATGCTACCAACTTTTACCTTAGTTGTATCAGCTGTTAATGTGCCTTCAACTTTAATTGCTCCGTTTTCAACAATAATATTGTCATCTGTAATATCGGCTAACTTTGTGAAATCTTCAAGTTTAATACCTGTGATTTCTTCACCAGTTACTAAGTTCTTTGTGCTAATAGTAATATCTAAATCTTTAGCTGTGCCATCAATGAAGATAATACCATCAACTGAAGCTTCTGTAATAACTACAGGATCACCAGCATCATATAATTTCTTTTCTTGTCTACCGTTGAAGAAGCTCTTTTCACCTGAAGTAATCTTAGCTACGCTGTATAAGAATTTAACATCATAATAAATACCACCCTCGAAGTAGTAGCCATATACAGCTGAAATATCATCTTCTTTTAGATTTGTTGTGCCAATAGTTCCATAAATCTTGTTATAGTTTCCAACTTCAGCACCAATACCAGCAGAAATTACACCACCTAATAGATCAAATTTAATAGTTGCATTAACACCTAAATAGATAGTTGCATTTCCATCAAAGTATACTGTTGCAGCATCAAAAGATAAACCTTGTGTTTCTGTAATCTTAGCTGATTTTTCATCTGTTGCAGGGTTATACTTAATTTCTGCCTTGAATCCAGAAGTTGCAGTAGCTTCTACACCAAGCTCTCCAGAGAAAGCTAAATCTAAAGCTGCATTTACTTGGAAAGCAACATCAGCAACACCGCTACCAATTGGAACTACCCAATTAAATACTGGAATAGTAACTAAATCTTCATCAGCATTTTGAACCATAGCTTTAATCTTAGCAATAATAGTATCCAAGTCTGAGCCTTCTGAAATAGCTACGCCATCTTTAACTTCTACACCGAATGTTAATGTATTGTAGAAGTCAGCTGTAATATCAATTTTACTCTTATTTCCAATAACAGATCCAAGATTAATATCTGTCTCAACAGTTACTTGTGAATCGATTATGAAAGATAATTCTAAGTCTAATGAATTAATACCATCTTTTTCGCCTAAAACATCTTTTACAGTTATAACAATACTTAATCTAACTGTATCTTCACCAACCTTATTAGCATCAACTCTTACAGGTCCTACATCAAAACCAGCACATGATACTAAATTAACAATTTCATTAGTAGCTTCTTCTACATTTCCAAAATCTACTTTACCTTCTTCTAAGTTAGCTGTTGAATTAGCTGTTAAAGTTTTATAAACTTTTTCATAGTCTGGTGTTACATAAGCAACTTTATTTGTGCCAGCAACATTTGTATTCGCTACACCAGCAACTAAATAAGCTCTTGTGCCAGTATAAACAATGTCGCCCATTTCTAATTCTCTATCTATTAAAGTAGAAACTACATCAGCATCATATTGGAATGTATTTAAGTTGCCATTTGATGAGAAGTTAGATAAGTAAGCTGAATCTAATTCAATAACGTTAGCTCCTAAATCTCTCTTAGAAATATCTTCAGAAGTAATTACAATAATTAAAGCTGAATTATTTTTATATCTTTTTGTGCTATCCTTTGGGTCTACAATAGATAATCTGCTATCTGTAGCTTTGATTCTATAGCTTACTCCAGCTTCAAAATTTGGATAAGTAATAATTTTGTATTGATTACCACCAATTGGAACAGCATCAATTTGCACTTGACCTTTGCCTTCTTGTACAAAGCTAATACCTGAAATAACTTCACTTCTATCCATTGTTTCAGAAGCTTCTACAATTATACGGCTTCCTTGGTCAACATACTTCATTTCATTTACTACGAATGATGACCCTCTTGTCTCTTCTTCAATAGTGTTTGTGTCATTAGTATCTTCTTTGTTGCATGAGATTAAACAGGTAGCCATGCATACTAGCAACATAAGCACTAAAATTACTGATAATAGTTTCTTATTCATATAATTTCCCCTTTATGAAATTTTGTGGTTACTATATAATTTAGCAAAAAATAACCTACTATATTATACAATATAATAGGCTTAAATTTATCATTTGCTATATTTGTTGCAGTTTAATCTTCAAATGTGGCTATAATTCGCTTATCAAAAAGGCCTCTTTCTTCAGCTTTTTTCTTATAGGCTTCTGCTACTTCATCCACTGTAATTTCTATGCCACTATTTAGTTTTGCAACATTTATTAAGGTTGCTAAAATGTCAGCAGCTTCATTAGCTAAAGCCTCTTTAGAATGCTCTGGGTTGCTTGGCCACGTTGCAATTCCAAACTCACCAAGCTCTTCATAAATCTTATCTACAGCAAAAGGTCTAAAGTCTTCATCATCTTTAGCTATTCTATAGCTGCATTTAACACCAGCTGCTTCCATAATCTCTGGGATCTTATCTCTAACTAATTTTTCCATTATTTAACCCTCTCATAAGTACAGTATCTTGTTGTGTATTCATTGTCTTCAACTGGGTCTTCTTCTTCAATAAGCCTCCAGTCAGGATCTGCATCTAAGTTTGGAAAGTCTACTTCTCCAAAGCCATCTGCATCAACCTTAGTAATATAAGCTAAATCACAGTAAGGAAGCATAGACTTATAAAACATAGCTCCGCCTATAATAAATACATCACTGCCATGTCTTGATAGGTTTCCAAGACAACTTAATGTTTCATCAAAGTCATGCAAGCAAATGCAGTCAGCTACTTCAATGCCAGGTGGGCAAAGCACTACATTAACTCTATTTGGAAGCGGTTTTGAGCCAGGAAGTGATAGCAAAGTGTTATAACCCATTGCTACAATGCCTCCTGAAGTAAGCTTCTTAAAACGCTTTAGGTCTAAAGGAAGCTTAAATAAAAGCTCTCCTTTGCCAGTTTCTGGGTTCGTCTTTCCAATATTCCAATTTTTATCAACTGCAACAATAGTCTTAATCATAATTTATTCCTCTATTTATATATTACTTGCATTCTGCCTTCTGGTGCAGGTATATCAAGCTTAGTAAGTGTAGCTGGTATTTGTCTATAGTCCGCCATATAATAGCAGTGCTCGTAAGAAGCATATAATATTAGTAGCTTTGTTTTATATAAAAACTTTGTATTTTTACCATAATATTCCAAACCTTCTTCTCCATTTCTACATTGCTTTAATTCAACATCGATTTTCTTACCATTTTCATCATTATAATAGAAGTCTGAAATATATTCGCCTCTACCTTGACATAATTTATCGTGATTTGTAGGTATACCATCCTTATTGGTTTCTTGAAGATACAATGTATGTCCTTCCCAAGTATGATTAGGCACTTGCATTTCTGTTAAATAATTATTGTAGAATATTTTTAAACGTTGCCACCAACTATAACTTGTGCTACGAGGTGGTATGCTACGCTCTAATAAATACAGTTGTTGTAGCATCCGTGTAGATGTAGTTTTTGGGTTCTTTAAGAACTGACCTAATTGTGGGTAGTCAATAGACGTAATGCCGCCTAACTGTTGTATATATTCTTGAGCCTTTGCTGCACGTTCATTTAAATCTGTCATATCTTCCAAAGTAGCTACCATTAATATAAACTCATCTGAAGCACCTTTTAAAATGTTTACATTTGGTGTTGGTGTTTTTACATTGGCCGGTATTTTTGCTTCAAGTTCTGCTCTATCTATTTCCATTTTAATCTCCTAATTTTGCATTTATATAATACATTAAATCTGTTTCTGCAAGCTCATTAATGTCTCTTAACAAACCTTGTCTATCTCTTGCATAAATAACACCAGCTCTTGTAATAACCTTTCTAATACCTGCATTTTTAATAAGTCTTAGGCAGATTTCACAAGGTTTTGGTGCAACTCGCTCTTCATTTGCTTCAGGGTCAAAGCAAGCCAAATAAAGTGTTGAGCCTATCATGTCCTTCTTAGCAGCTATTAGAACTGAATTCATTTCTGCATGTATAGCTGGACAAGTTGCATATTCTTGCATGTCTTTATTACTGTCTACTTTTGTACAGGTCTCACAATGTTTTTCGCCAGCAGGTGTACCATTATAACCTGTAGAAAGTATAAAGTCATCTTTAACAATTACAGCACCGTAATGCTTTTTCAAGCAAGATGATCTCTCTGAAACTGTTAAAGCAACATCTAAATAGTAGCTATCTTTATTCATTTATAGCCTCCAATCTTGCTCTAGCTTTAACAAAGTATTCATCATCAAGTTCAATACCTATGAAGTCTCTTTCAGCTTCTAAAGCAGCTACACCAGTTGAGCCACAGCCCATAAATGGATCTAAAACTACTTCACCTTTATTAGATAACACCTCTACAAAAAACTTTAGAAGTGTTGTATTCTTTTCATTTGGGTGAAGGTTCTTGCTTGCTCGCTTAGCTGTAGCAAAGCCCCATTCAGTCTTTATCCAGTTTGGATAAGCATATGTATATGGCTTCGGATTCTTATTACGCTTGTCTTTAAACCAGCCCTCAGAAGTTGGAATAAAATCTACCTCGTTAAAGTCTTTGCCTTTGCCCTTTGAAAGCACAAGTATTGGCTGGAATTGGAAGCCAAAGTTATTCTTAGGTGTTGGTGAGCCATTATTAAAGCAACGTGTAGCAACTATATTCTTAAAAGTAAAGCCTGCTTTTAGAGCTTCATCTATCCAGATATTAAGATTTCTTAAGCCTACATATAAAACAACATAGCAGTCGTCTTTAAGTATTCTATACATCTCTTGATACCAGACAGGAATTAATTGCTCAATATAGTCAGCCGAATCATTATAGACGTCATTTTTGAAGTCTACGCCATATGGTGGGTCGGCTAAAATCAAATCAATGCTGTCTGATTCTTGCTTTTTCATAACAGCTAAACAGTCATTATTATATAATATCATTTAATTAACCTACTATCTTTGTTGCTACTTCTTTAATAGCTTCAACTAAAGCTGAGGTTTCTTCATCAATTTTGTCAACTTCATTAGTTGATATTGCCTTAGCTAAAGTGCCTAAAGTATTACCTGTTTGTACTAATTGCTCTTTTTCTTGCTCTGTAAGTGAGCCAATCTTCGTAATATTCATTAGTTATACTCCTTCTCTAACTTTTCTTTATTCTTATTATACCAAGCTACAAAATCATCTAAGTCTTTTGATTCTGACATCTTAGTAATTAACTTTACAAATAAATCTTGTGAATCTTTATGCATTGCTCTCTTGCCTTCACACTTAGCCTTCCAATAATCAAGTGGTGCTTTAACTGTCCACTTTGTCTTATTATAAGCTTTTCCTGCACCAACGAAATCACAAACCATTTCAATAACTCTATCATAAGGCATCTTTACAGCTTTACAAATGATAGTAAATGTGCCATCATCATTAGGTGTTGCCTCGTTAAAATCTGTCCAGTATTCCCAGTGATGTAGGTTTCTTGACTTATGATGTATCCAGCTTGGGCTATAACCAAGCTTTTCTCTTGCTATATCATGTGGGCTCTTTGTGCCATCTGCATACTTATAAATGTCGAATTCATCTGGCATAAACTTGCTTAGGTCGTGTTGCTCACCAAGCTCAGGAATACCCATCTTATAGCATAGCTCTTTAACGCATTCAATATGCTTTAATATTGTTTCTGTGTGTAAATCTTTCTTTTCTTGATCTGTCATTATCTAAGCTCCTCAACAACTCTATACATGAGTGTCTTTAAATCTCTTTCATGGTATTTATTTAACCACTTTAATCTAATTTCAATATAATTATTCTTCTCAGCATAATCTGGCCAACCGATTAGAATTTTATTAATCTCATCCCTATTTAAATAAGCACCAAGCTCTATATTGGTTGTAAAGGCAGGATCTTCCTTTGTTCTTGGAATCCAAAAAACAATTTTATCAGCTTGATACATTGCAGCTTGCTCCCAATGTGTTTGTTTCTCTAAGTAAAGCGGGTCATTTTTATCAAAATATGGATTAGTTGGATTAAAAATTATACCATCAAAACCTGCTTCTTGCAAGTATTTTTCAGCTTCAAAACGCCAGTCTCTTTCATAGTCGCCTCTTGGAGATGGACCAGCTAAAAAGATGCTATGCTTAGGATCTTTTTGCCAAGCAACTATACCTGGACTATTAAGTTCTCCTCCAAACTTTTTCGATGGGTGCACTACTTCAAACATTATTCAGCCACCTCAAACTTTTCTTCTAATTTTGTAGATTGATAATTATCTAATCTAAAATCATCTTCTGTAAAAGCATAAAAATCTTTTACTTCTGGATTTAGCCATAACTTTGGTGCGTCATATTCAGGATTATCACAAAGCTTCTTAACTACCTCTAAGTGTCTATCATAAATATGTAAATTATTTACAATATGAACAAGCTCACCTACTTCATAGCCACAAACTTGTGCTAGCATATGTGTTAAAATAGCATATTGCATTGTGTCCCAACCACCTGAAGCGGCTGCTGCTAATAAGTCACCAGACCTTTGAATGACTGTGCAATTAAGCTTATTATCTGCTACATACCAAAGTGTTTCATAAACGCATGGAGGTAAGGCCATATCATGTAAATCTTCTGGGCACCACATAGTTGTAATCATTCTACGGTCCAT